AGCGAAATCAATCGCTAAAGGTCAGTGGAAAGGTATTCACATCTTAACCAAACTTCAATCAACAGGAGTAGCCAGAAACCAGTAAATTAAACTGGGAAAGGAGCTGAAAATGGCAAGAACAATTTGGGGTTGGATAGGAGTTATACTCGTATCCTTGGTAATCGTACTGGTAGCTATTAGAATTACCAGAGCTTATGACCAAGCAAAACCAGATGTTGACCCTGTAATTTCCGATATAGCCGAATTTACTTATGTTCGTGTTCGGGTAATCGGAGTAGCCGAAGGAATGTATTATGATAAGGGAAAATGGCAAACCAAAAAGACCCTTTTTCATCAAAGCGGGTCTGGGTGTGTCGTTAGAGATGGTTTTATCTTGACTTGCGCCCACGTTGTCGTTCCTGAAAATGTTGAAACCATTATTGGTAAATATTCCACTCATTTAACTAAACCTTTAAGGGTTATCAAAACACTGTATTTGATTTATCATTTCAGTAATAACCCTATCATCGCAGAACTTCACTATATTGACCCTGAACTTGACATCGCTATTTTGTCTTATAAGCCGTCTGGTATTTTAGAGCCATTAACTTGTGAGATACACTATGCTCAAGAGATGTTGAAAAAAGGTGATGTCGTCTTCTCATTTCTTCACAAAAGAGGTGAGAACGGTAGAATGAAAAGTGATTTGGAATTAAGGTATGGTCACGTTTTGTCGCCATTACCCACAATGCCTAAAATGGGTTCGGAACTGGCATTTTTAAGTCCCTATGATATGACACTCTTAATGAGTCTCCAAGGTGGCGATAGTGGAAGTCCACTCTTTGCTTTCTCGGACGGAGAACCTGTCTTAATTGGGATACTCCGAGCAGTGAGAAATGACGAGATTATTTCTCTGTCTTATGCCGTTTCACTTCCTAACATTCGGAGGTATGTAAACATTGGAAACTAAACTATTTAATTATTGAACTCATAAGTGCTGAGTATAACTGCACTTTATTTTGAACAGAATGGTTGTAGTAAAGTTCGAGTCTTTGCCTGTTCTTATGAAAAAACAAACAATAAGTTCTGATGCAACGGAAATAATAAAGCACTACATAGGAGATAATAAAATCCTTGATTTACAAGTGCATAATAAATGGTTAAGAGCGACATTATCAAGTGGAGTTAAGTTTAGTATTCTTAATAGGTAGTGGACTTTTATTTAATAATTTGATATAATATAAGTAATATGGATAATCTACAAAACACAACAGATACACTCAATGCTCACTTATTAAATTATCACAAGGATAAGGCTTTTATTTGGAAAGCATTAGATAAACAAAACGACCGAAATAAAGAACTAACCGACACAGTAGGATTTTTAGAAAATAGAATTGTAATTCTCGAGAGGGCGAGACAAGTTCAAATCGGAATAAATACAAAGTTATTAAAAGAACCAGTAAAACAACCAGCGAAAAGTTGGTTTAGTAATATATTTAATAGGTAATCTACTATCAGGGAAATAACAGGGATATGCCATATAAACAACCACCAAAAGAACATCAGTTTAAAAAAGGTCAGTCAGGAAATTTGAAAGGAAGAACACCAGAACCATTAAAGAAGTTTTTAAGGACTGATATTTCTAATATGACTGATGAACAAAAAAGAAAATGGATAAAAGACATCCCCAAATTAGACCAATGGAAAATGGCAGAGGGTAATCCAGCAACTTCTTCTGAGATAGATTTAACATCAAAAGGAAAAGCATTACCTATATTAGTTAAATTTTTAGATGGAGATAAAAACAATAGAGATACCAAGTGAGTTCAAAAGGCTCTTTGATAATGACTGGAGAGAAGCTGCCGTCCATGGTGGTAGATTTTCCCTTAAATCTCATACAGTAGCAAGAGTATTACTTATAAGAGCAAGACAAGGAAAAGTAAGAGTGGCTTGTTTCAGAGAGTTTCAAAACTCTATTGCAGACTCATCTCATCAACTACTAGCAGACCTAATAGAACTATATGGACTAACTGACTTCAAAGTAACTGATAAATCAATAATAAATACAGTAACAGGTTCTGATTTTATCTTTAAAGGATTAAGGCATAACGAACAGAATGTTAAATCAACAGAGGGAATAGATATAGCTTGGGTAGAAGAAGCTCAAACAGTTTCAAATAAAAGTATTGAAATACTAACCCCAACCATAAGAAAGGAAAACTCACAAATTATTTATACTTACAACAGGTTATTAGAAGATGACCCTGTTCATACAAGACTGGTAATTGAAGGAAGACCAGATACTCTTATAATAAATGTAAACTACGACATTGCTATCAAATACGAGATGATGCCTGACAATATCTTAAAAGAGATAGAAGATGATAAGAAACATAGACCAGCCCTTTATAAACACAAATGGTTAGGAGAACCAAATACACTTGAAAAGAAAATATACAAAGACTGGGCTATTATAGATGAGATACCTCACGAAGCAAGATTAGAGAGATATGGTTTAGACTTTGGATATACTAATGACCCAGCGGCTATTGTTGCAATATATTACTACAATGGAGGATATATCTTAGATGAAATAACTTACCAAAAAGGATTAAGTAATAAACAATTAGCAGATATTCTAATAAATCAAGATAAAGCCTTAGTAGTAGCAGATAGTGCTGAACCTAAAAGTATCGCAGAGATTAGAAGTTATGGAGTAAATATAACTGGAGCTGTTAAGAAAGGAGAAAAGATTGGTGTTAAGTTATCTTACAACAAATGGGCAATAGGAATTGTGCAAGAACAAAGAATTAGTTTAACCAAGAGAAGCATAAACACCATCAAAGAATATAATAATTATATGTTTGATGAGGACAAAGACGGTAAGATATTAAATGAGCCACTAGACCTATGGAATCACTCAATGGATGCTATAAAATATGGAATAATAAGTTTAGCCCCAATTAAAACAAAACAAGAAAGAAGAAGACAAATAGGAATAAATTATAAGAACAGTCAAATAAGAAAAAAAGTTAATAAAGGAGTATGATGGAAGAAAATAAAAACATACCATTCATAGGAAGAAAAGAAACAGGAACAGCATTTGAAATGATTATTCCTGAATGTTGTAGATTGTTTGCAGAAGCCGACCCAATGGATAAAGACTACAAAAGGTTAGAAGAAAACTGCCCTCATATTACAAAACCAGTTAAACCTATTAAAACTAATAAAGGCTTATAATGGATAAATTCACACAAAAACAAATAAAAGATGCTCCTGCTAATCCAATCTTTAAAGGGTTGTCTGATGACTTAAAAGACCCTAAGAAGTTCAAAAGCATTGAAAAGAAAATAGCTAATGTTATGGTATCAGACCACAAACATAGAACTGTTAAAGCATTTATGAAGTGTAAGAGATGTCAGGCTAGACTTAAAAAGAAACAAGAACTATTAAAGGAGTTAGGCTTCAAAGACCCCCAACAATATCAAATGTGGAAAAAGGTTATGAGTATTATTAGTAATAAAGAAGATTTAGTATTATATGAAAACAAATAAAACATCGCAAAAAGAAAGAAAACAAAGACAAGAAAAGATTAAGGAAGCTATTTATATGGTTAATAAGACCTGTAAATTACGAATAGCACCATCAGAGGTTCACGGTGTAGGTGTTTTCGCTATTATAGACATAAAAAAAGGAGAAAGAATATATATGGATGCAATGCCTCAGATGTTAGATATTCCTTATAATGACTTCAAAGATTTAAAACCTGAAATAGTTGAGTTAATACTTGATAGATTTCCTCTAGTGGTAACCGGCTCACAGTTTATGGTTCACGAAACACTAATGCAGATGTATCTAAACCACAGCGACAAACCTAACTACGATAACAAAACAGGTAAGACACTAAGAAAGATTAAAAAAGGAGAGGAGTTGTTTGAAGATTATAAACAAATAGAAGACTGGGAAAAGGTCTTTAAGTGGTTGAAATAATATGATATTAGCCGAAGACATATACAATAATAGGCTTAATAACCTTAAAACTGCCCTTAAAAGCAAGGAATACCTAGATATAGACTGTTATGACATCTATAAGAAAAAGAAGCTTGAGAAGTTAATTTAGAGTAAAAGTTGTTTATTTATTAAAAAAATGTTATAATTAAAGAAATATGAACAAATTAAAATGTATAAAATGTGGGGTGGAGTATAAGTCAAATGATATTGACCCTTATTACTGTGAAGAATGTATTAAAGGGAAGAACAAAATAGCCATAGAAATAGATAAAAAGTTTGCAAATAGACCTAAAGAAAAGGTGAAAAGTGATAACCAAATCTTAGAAGAAACAGGGCAATTAGTAATAGCTCAAGGTGCAGTGATTAAAATGGGCAAACCACAACCATTTAAAAAAATAATATGATAAAAATAAAACTGCATAATCTTGGTAAAGAATACAAAGGAAAAGGAAAGACACTGGAGAAGGCTATTAACAACCTCAAACCACCGATTGTTAGGGGACACGGTGTTTTAGTTGTTTCAAATGGTAAAAAAAGCAAAGAGAGAATACTAAATGCAAGAATTATAAATGGAACATTTGGTGTAACTAGTCCCACTTATAGGACTATTGCAATAAAAAACATTATAAGTTTATTTAGTGAGTTTGAATAATATGCCTGAAAACATTTACGCATACATCAAAAAAGAAGAAACAGCATACGACACAGAGGAAATCCGTGTAGGTGATAATTGGAATTGGAATATGAAGGAGCATATCCAAATGATTTTTCACTTGAAAAACAGTAAATTCTTTTCAGGAGAGAACGATTGGCTAAGAAGCTTCAAAAATATTATGGAACCGATACTCAACCTATCTTATTGGGCTGAGGATATTGAAGTAAAAGATATTGTATTTTATACAGAGAACAAAAATAACAGAGAATTATCCTTTTTAATTAAGAAATACCACGATGAAGTTTATGTTAGAGAAAATAACATTGATACCTTACTAGATGAAATAACAGAGGAAGATGTTGATTATGGGGGTGTATTAGTTCAGAAAGGAGAAAAGAAACCAGAAGTTATTTATATGCCTTCAATCGCTTTTGCAGACCAAACAGACATCTTAGGAGGTGGTTTAGGGGTTAAGTTTAACTTTACTCCAAGTAAATTGAAACAAATGGCTAAAAGAGGTTGGGGAGACACTGAAAATGGAGCTACTGTATCAATTGACGAACTTATTATACAAGCACAGGCTACAAAAGACCCAGCAGGAATGTCTAATCAACAAAAGAACGAAACAACAGGTAAAAATATTGAGATTTACATAGTAAGAGGTGATTTCCCTAAGCATTGGATGGAAGATGACGACAATGTGGACGATTATGAGAAACAAATCCATATTGTAGGGTTCTACAAAGGAAAAGACGGTAAAAAAGAGGGGGTAACACTATTTAGAAAATATGAAAAGGATAGCTCAATAATGTTCCATACAAGCAAGAAGGTTTACGGAAGAGCTATGGGTAGAGGAGTTGGAGAAGGAATACTACAACCCCAAATATGGACTAACTTCTTAGAAATAAGTAAGATGGGAATGTTAGAAGCTGGTTCTAAAGTTCCATTATGGACAGATGATGATAATTTCTCAAACAGAAACCAAATACAAGATATGGAAAATCTTGAAGTTACTACCTTAGAAGAAGGCAAGAGTATTGGTTTAATTCCAACAGTAGCACCAGCAAATATTCAACTATTTGAAAATAGTATTAACGACTTGTATGAATCAGCACAGAATATAGGTTCAGCTCAAGACCCTCTTATGGGTAAAGAAGGAGTATCTGGAACAACATTTAGAGGACAAGCACAAACAATCCAAACTGGTAGAGGTTTACACGACAGAAGGAGAGGTCAAAGGGCTAAATTCTTAGAAGAAATATACAGAACTTGGATTATCCCTGATATGGCTAAAAAGATTATGCAAGGTCAAGAGTTCTTTGCTACACTAACAGCCAGTGAAATGCAGTGGGTATCAGAAAGGGTTGTTGATAATCAAGTAAATAATAGGGTTAAGGAAATGATATTGAGTGGAGAATTGGTAACCCCAGTAATTAAAGAAGCTATTATTGAGGAAGAAAAACGAAAATTTAGTAAGAATGGAAACAAGAGATTATTAAAAATACTAAAAGACGAGTTCAAGGGAGTTGATATTAAAATGGGAATAAATATTGCAGGTAAACAGAAAAACCTATCAATTCTTTCAGATAAAATATTAGCAATCTTCCAGTTCATATTATCAAATCCACAAGGTTTTCAACAAGTTATGCAAATGGAAGGTATGGGTTCAGCATTTAACGACATATTAGAGTTTTCAGGAGTATCAGCAGTTGATTTTACTAACCTAGCAACAATCCCACAACCACAAGAACAACAGCAAGCAGGACAAATAGCAGTTCCTCAATCATTATCAGCTCAACCAAAACAAAATGCTTAATATAAATGAAAGAGTAAAAGTAAAAAACTTCATAGCTGATAGCACAATGAGTGGGGCTGTTAAGAAAGTATTGAATAAAACTTTTATGAAGGATAAGGGAGGAGATGTTTATTTAAAAGCAGCCCAGATGACAGCAATAAACTTATTAGAAGAAAGTTTTAAGGAATTAGAAAAACAATCAAGAAAGATAGAGGCAAATGAGAAGAAGCCTCAAAATCAAGGTTTATAGATGGATACAAAAAACATCGCAAGGTAAAGGTCGCATTATTAGAAAAACATTAAAAATATGATTAAAAAAGACAAGACATTAGTAATATTAGCAGGTGTAGTAGTTATTTGTTTATTAGTTACTATATTTTCATTGTTTAGAAACAGTGATTTAGCACAAGGAAGTGTAACTTTTGGGAATGATTACAATACAACTGTTATTACATCTACTGTGGCTTCATCAACATCAACTACTTTTATTAAAAGTGGTTATGGTTCATTAGGTTCGGTTGTTTATTCAAACCAAGCAACGGCAGGAGCTTACCCAATGCTAACTTTATACAACGCAACATCAACAGCTGCTGCTACTTCAACAGCCACAACATTGTTTGAAATGGGAGCAATAAATATAACCCCCGGAACTTACCAAGTAGATGCAATCTTCACAAATGGATTGATGTATGAAGTTCCAGCAGGATTTGATGGAACATTTATTGTTACTTGGAGATAATTATTAGATAATCTTAAAAAAATATGATTGATAAAATGTTCTCATTAAGAGATAAGCATAGACTACAAAAGGAGAAAGAAATTAAAGGGCAAAAGGAAGAAGCCAAAATAGAAAGAAGTAAAAGAGTTAAAAAAGGTCGCAAAATTATTAAAACTAAATCAAAATAATATGATTAATAAAATAACATTAGGAATAGCAATATTAGCCCTTATATTAGGAGGAGTTGCAATTTCTAAAAGTGGAATAATTAGAGAAACAATTAGGGAAGTTGCAGTTGGTGGAGCAGCAGGACCAGACAAATATAACCAACAAAATTTCTTAGATAGTTACACATCAGGAGGAGAATCATTAAATGCTTCTTCAACATTGTGGATAGCAAGAACAATTACAGCATCAGAGTTTTGTGATAATTCATATATTCATGTAAATTCAGATGCAACAACAGCCGATTTCCAAGATGCATCACTTGACTTAACATTCCCAGCAACATCAACATTGTTTTCAATGTGTTTGAATTATCCGGGAGCTGAAAAGACAATAATTTTCAGAAATAACTCACCAACAGCAGCAACATCTACTGAATTGGTAGCTGGAACTGGGTGTGACGCAAGAATATCTGAAGCTACAGGAGCAGATGACCTTGTGGATGGATTGAATGAAGCAAGAGTAACAATCAGAAGAACTGATGATGCTTTCCAAGATGGTGGTTCAGTTGATTGTATAATGTTAATTGAAGAGACAGTAGTAGATTAAATATAATGAAATTAAAGACAGAAATTATAGTGGTAGGAATAATAATAATTATTATGTCATCAGGATATATATGGTCTTTCTTTAAGTTTTTATTTAGTTAAAAGCACATTAACAATTAGGAACATCACAAAGCATTGGAGCAATCATATGAGGCTCTAATGAGGTTTATGTGATGTTCACCTTATTAGAGTTTCTACCGATTGCTTCAAATGCAGTCGGTTTTTGTATCCGACACAGAGTTATCTAAACTCTTAAAATAGATTATTAGTGAACATAAACACATAAATTATGGAAAATGAAAATAATGAGAACCCCAACTCTGAAATAGGGGAAATAAGTGTCATTGATGAAAACGATGACATTGATGCCATTAAAGAGAAGTTTAATTCTAACACCGAAAAGTTCGGAAAAATGTCAGAAGCAAACAAACAACTCTACTCTCGGGCTAAAAAGGGAGAAGGTTTTGAACTCAAAGAAGGTAAGTGGGTAAAAAAAGAAGAACCAAAACCAGCTGAGAAGAAACCTAAGGAAAAGGAGGAAAAATCAAACGAAGAAGAATTTGGTTTAGTAGAGAAAGGTTATCTAAGAGCAGTAGGAATTACTGATGCAGACGAGATAGACCTAGCCAAGAAACTTATGGTGGAAACGGGTAAAGAATTGGATGTGCTTATTGATAGTAAGTATTTCAAGGCTGAACTCAAGGATTTGCAGGATGCGAAAGCAATTACAAAAGCCACTTCAGGAGTTGAAGGCGGAACAAGTAATAGTAAAGCTATTGAAAATCCAGAATACTGGATTGCCAAAGGTGTTCCACCTACTCCAAAGGATATACCAGATAGGAAAGCAAGAGTTAAAATTCATAGAGCTATGATGAAAAACTCTGCAACTGGAGGCAAGAAATTCTATAACGACTAAAACTATTTTTCGTTTGTAATTATTAAAAGTTAATTTAATTATAAATATGGCTGTAAGTAACACAATTACATACGAAACAATGTTTGAGGATATGCTTCAAGATAGACTTGACCATCCACAAACTTGGAAGGAAATGTGTGATGTAACGATAACTGATACAAGAGTTATTTCTTCATCATATATGTCAACTACACCATCAGTTCAATCTGTTTCAAGAGGAACTGGGGTAGCGTTGCAAACATTCATTGAGACAGCCGAAACTTTGACAATTTCAACAGGTAGAGATTTAGGTCTTTATGTTGACTGGGCAGATATTGCTCAATCACCATGGACAAAACCTGCTGAATTGTTTGATAGAATCGGTGCTTTATTGAATGAATACATTGAGGGTGCTGTGTTAGCACGATATGCGTCTTGGACAGACTTTGATAACTCTGCAATCGGTGGAGGTGCTGGAAACATTACTGTTTCTGCCACAAACATTGATGACATTATTCGTGGAGTTAAACGAGAAATTAGGGAAGCTAACGGACAATCTTTAATGAATACCAACGGTGTTGGGTTTATTTGGAGAGCCGCTGACTTTGAAATTCTTGAAGCTTTTGTTCAAGCTAACGGTTTCAACACTGCTGACAAAGCATTGAAGGAGGGAACTGTTGAGGGTCTTCATTATCTAGGTTGCGACCATTATTGGTCAAACGACCACACTGCAGAACATTTGTTCGCAGGAGTTAAGAAAATTGAAAGACTAGGTATCTTACGAGGGACTTATGGGCGAGCGCATACTATTGATTTCCCAGCAGCGGATTCAAATATGTTCTTCTCAGGTCAATCTTTCTACTCAAGAGTAGATATTGGACACCTAACACCAACAGCTCACGTTGGGTTGATATTTGACATTCAAGTAGCTTGATGTTATAATATTATTGAAATATAGTATAATTTGTGCTATTACTTTGCTCCTTTATGGGGGGCAAGGATAGTAATATAAATTAACTAAAAAAATATATGCAATTTTATAACACAACAGACCAAGAAAATAGTTTAGTCCACGAATGTTGGGATTTATGTGATGCTGATATAAACTCTTATCCACTCGCTAAGGTAACGAGAAGATTTAATTTTGCTTTAGAAGAATTAGTAGCGTTAATCCTTTTAGCAGACGGAACTTGGCAATACGACGACACCAACCATACAGATTTACCTATTGGAACAGGAACATTAGTAGAAGCACAACAAAGTTATTCCTTTGCAAGTGAGTATTTAGAGATTGAGATAGTAAAAGTTAAAGATAAAGACGGTAACTGGGCTACTTTAGACTTAGTTGATGATAGAAACTTCAGGAATGTTCCTTTAGAAGAATATTTTGCTACCACTGGTATGCCAACTCACTACGATAAGGAAGGCGACACTATAAAACTATACCCAGCACCGACAGCAACAGCAGTAACCCTTGCAAGTGGCATAAAAGTCCATTTTAAGAGAACAGCAGACCTTTTCACAGTATCTGATACTACTCAAGAACCCGGATTACCATCACCATTTCACATTATGTTATCTTATATGGCTGCTATTCCTTACTGTATGACATATAAACAAGACAGAGTAAGAGAATTAGAAAGAAAAGTTGGCTCAACAGATAAAAGAAGTCCTTTTTATGGTGGAATGAAGAAAGATTTAATCAAATTTTTTTCAAGACGGGAAGGCGACAAGCGACATATATTAAAACCTAAAAGAATTCAATATATTTAATGACATTAACACTAACAAAAGAATCAAAGAACGACATAACACTTACAAACGAAGATAAGGTTAGTCTTGACCAGACTTGGGACGATGCAGATTTTACTTGGGATAATGCCGATAAATCTACTCGGGATTTACAAAGATTAGTAATAAATAGAGAAAGCAAAAATTCATTATCATTAAGTAATGAAGCAAAAAATTAGTATGAAAATAGGAACTAAAAGATTTATAATAACATTAGTAATACTCCTTTCATTAACAGGATATTATTGGTTTACAGAACTTAAAACTCCTGTCTTAAATGTTGGAACTTCCGTTACAACCATAGCAGGAACAGATAAACTTTCAGATAGTAGAAGTGTTATAAATGATAACTTTGCTTCTCTTAATGCGGGTAAAATGGAATATGGGACAACTACTATCCCAACTCTGACAACTGCTTCGGCTTTGGTAACTGTTGGTGCTTTATCATCAGGGTCTTTGACGACTGGTTTTACTACAATCAATGTTGCACAAGGTGGAACAGGTAGGGCAACCCTAAATGTTAATCAAGTCTTATTAGGAAATGGAGTAAGTGGAATAGATAAAGTATCAGGATTAGGAGACTCAGGACAATTTTTAACTTCTAATGGAGCAGGAACTCCACCAACTTGGCAGACATCCGCGGTTGATACTGGAATAAACTATAACTGGACAGGAGAGCATACTTTCACAGCTTCTTCTTCTATGCTTTCTCTTAATGTAACTGATTTAATAGCAACGACAGCCACAAGCACAAACATTTTTAATACTAACTTTACTTCAACAGGAACTCAAACATTAAATGGTATTGCTTATACATTCCCAGCAACAGACAATGCTAGTTCAACTGTATTAATGACTGACGGAAGTGGTGGTTTAAGTTGGAATTTCCCAATAATAGGAGCAACTGCTTCGGATACTTTACAGGGAAGTGCTGATATAGAAAGAACTATTACAGGAACTTCGAACTTAACACTTAAAAAGAATATCATAAGTAATATTGGTGGAACTATTAGATTGACATATGAAATAAAACAAGGTAGTGGTGGAACAGCTAGTACAGAAATTAGAGACCAGTTTGGAAATGTTTTAGCTTCAGCATCTACATCAGGTGTTAATTCATATGAGGCACAAAGCCACGATATTAAAATTTTTCCAAACACTGAGTTAAAAGGGTATCTTTCTACAAGTGATACAGGAAACACTGCATATATACAAAATTTTAGACTTAAATTCACAGTCGGAGCATTATCAAATGGTAGTGTATTAACAAATTAAATAATGGGAAAAATTAAACAAATAAAAATAACAGATTTTGATGGCGGGGTAACTAGTGATTTAAGAGTGAAAACTACAAATAAGTTTAAGATAAGTAAAAACTTTGATAATTATTCTGATAGAAAACGACTTATTCCATTAAATACCCTAATATCTACACAAGAAAACAAAACTTATGATATTGTCAAGTTTCTTAATACTAATTCACTTATTTATGGTTTAGGGGTAGTGGTGGGTGGGGGAGTAGCCAAGATTTACAAAAAATCTCCAACAAGCGGTGCTTGGTCAGCAGACCGAGATGTTGAAGGGTCAGGTACAA